GTAAGTTGTAATTTAATACGAGCACCTCGTTGGTTTAAGTTAAACAAAAATCTACTAAACTGAATACAGTCTCCGTGCCCTTGTTCGCCTACCACAAGAATAGTTTTTCCCCGGAGATCTTCACCACGCCAACGAGGCTGTGTAAATTTTGGCTCAGTACCGGCTAGGTGTTCAAACTGCCAACGAGTTTCGTACTGCGGCCATCCACGAGCATAGTCTCCTATCATCAAATAACAAACAGCAAGATTAAATTGTGTGGTTATGTTTGAGGGGTCAATAGCAATTGAATTTTGCAAAAATGGAATACCACGTTCAGGGTATCCACACTCACGGATCACATTGCCATAGTTGCAAAATGCTGGGCCATTGTGAGGGTCTTCGATCATGACCTGGGCATAACACTGTAATGCCAATTCGGGTTCGTGTTGGGCACGATGTTGATTGCCCTTTTCAATTAAGTCAGCTTGTTGTTGGTTCATAGGGATATTTACGCCGTGTATACTGGGTATTTTATATTTTCGCTAAATACTTGTCAACACAATACGGTGTTTTATGCAGACCCCTGCGTAGCGGCTAGAACCCGCATTGGGCTTCTATAAGGAGAAATCAAATGGGACGAGCTCTAAAAATTCAAAAAACAAACATCGGTGCTGGCACCAGTGTATCTGGATCTAATCCAGTGGTTACTGCATACAATCAAAATATTTTAACAGATGCTGGATATCCAAACTTTGGTAGTTTGACAGCACCGGCAACACCATATAACTCGGCCGACACACTTAATTCCACTGAATATTTGGGTGTGGTTGGTGGATCACCTGCTACCAGTACTGCCAGCGCAACCAATCCTGAAATTGCTTGTGTGGTAAACATAAATTTGGCAGATGCGTCAACCACTGGTTCGGGGGTGGGAAGAATTATACGTCAAAAAGGCGCACACAAGTTCCTGGTTGCTTACACAGCTTCTACCACTGCTGACGAATCATTGATTGTTGGTCAAGCATATCAAATTGCTGTGCTTGGAACAACCAATTGGGCTGCCTGTGGCGGCGGCCTAGATTCTACTGCAGGTGACATCTTCACAGCCACAGCCGTGGGATCGGGCTCAGGCACTGCATATCCAGTTGGTGTGTGTGTGCTTCAAAATGCTGCCAGCGCAAGTGCTGGCAACATGAGCATCAGATTCAGTGTTGGTGACTCAACCGCGGTGTATGCAAGTTATATCACCAACAAGTGGGTGCGTGACTGGACAGGTATGACTTATGCTACCTATGCCGACAGTAACTTGGGCGTCAACGTACAGTCTGGTGAATTGTTCTATCCAACCAACTTCTTCACAGACGAAGGCACAGTCACATGGTCCGGCGCTGAAGTTGTTGCAGGTGCCCAATCACAAAACGGCTCATTGCAATTGGCACAAGTGGCCAGCGTTACAAGTTAATTTTTGTAACCCCAAACAATCCTCTCAGCTACATACTGGGAGGATTTTTTATGACCGTAGCATTTGTATTGGGAAATGGCATTAGCCGACAAGCCGTTGATTTAAATCAATTAAAACCACTGGGTCGTGTGTATGGGTGCAATGCTATCTATCGTGAATTTGAGCCAGATGTATTGATCAGCACCGATTCCCCTATTAGCAATCGCATTCAACAAGAAGGGTATAGTCAAACGCATGTGCATTATACTAGAAATCCACTGCCAGATACTGGGGCAAAAAGAATAGCAGAAAAATATTTTGGATTTAGTTCAGGCCCAACTGCCGCAGGACAAGCCGCAATTGATGGTGCTAGTGCAATTTATCTCTTGGGATTTGACATGGGCCCAACAAGAATTGGGCGATTTAACAACATATATGCTGACACAGAGTTTTATAAAAAAAGCTCAGCCAATCCTACATTTACTGGTAACTGGGCTATACAACTACGCACTATTATGAAAGATTTTTCACAAGTTAAGTTTTTTCGAATTATAGGCGACACTACTGCTGAAATACGTGACCTATCGGGCACAGCAAACTTGACACAGATGTCCATGATAAATTTTCAAAACTTCCTCAACAATTCTATCAAAACTTAGACAAAAACTCAATCTCCATTTAATGCTAAATAGTGTTTAAGGATCTGAATTATCTATGTCGCAACAAATAATAAACACTGGAGCTAATGCCAATGATGGTACCGGCGAACCGTTGCGTGAAGCATTTACAGCAGTAAATGAAAATTTTACAGAAATATACACAGCTGGTCCAGTAGGAACCAATGTAAAAATTACCGGCAATACAATTACCACAATTGTAACCAATCAAAATCTTGTGCTTCAAGCCAATGGTATTGGCAATATACAAGCAAATAGCACAATTGTTCCAGGCACAGCAGGTGTATACGATATAGGATCAACTGATTCTCCATTTGCTTATGTACACAGTCAATATTTTGTAGGTAATGGTGCCTTATTGACTGGTATAAGTGTTTCGGGCGGCACAAAAATTCAAGACGGTAACAGTTACGCCAACGTTACTACAACTAGCGGCAATGTAACCATTGGTGCCAATGGTGACGTTTGGACCTTTGACACTGCTGGCAATTTAACATTACCAACAAACACATCGAGCATTAATTACGCCAATGGTACGCCGTATGGTGGCACTAGCGGTACACCATATAGTAACAGTAACGTAGCATCATTTTTAGCTGTGTATGGAAGTAATACAATTTCTGCAACTGGTAATATTACCGGCGGATATATTTTCGGCAACGGATCTCAACTGACTGGGCTACCGGCCACATACGGCAATGCTAATGTAGTTGCTAATTTGGCCGCGTTGGGATCTAATCCAATATCAACCACAGGCAATATAACTGGCGGATATATTCTAGGAAACGGATCACAACTTATTGGAGTTACTGCCAGCAATATTGGAGTTTTAACTACACTCAGTGTCACCGGAAGTATCACTGGTGGTAACGTATTAACAGGTGGACTGATCAGTGCAACTGGTACCATAACTGGTTCAAGTCATTTGGGTAGTGTTGTATCGGTCACAGCAAACGTAACTGGTGGTAACGTATTAACAGGTGGATTAATTTCGGCCACAGGAAACATAACCGGAAATTATATTTTCGGCAACGGATCTCAACTGACTGGGCTACCGGCCACATACGGCAATGCTAATGTAGTTGCTAATTTGGCCGCGTTGGGATCTAATCCAATATCAACCACAGGCAATATCACATCCTCTTACTTCATTGGTAATGGATCAGCATTAACCGGTATTACAGTAGCGGCTGGATCACAAATTATTAATGGCACTAGTAATGTTACTGTAGCCAATGGTGCAAACATCACATTAGGAGTAGCAGGAACAACAATAGTAACAGTTGCCTCTACAGGTGAATATGTTTTGGGCGTGGTCAGTGTTAGTGGTAATGTAACCGGCGGTAATGTATTAACTGCTGGATTGATTAGCTCAACTGGTACCATAACTGGTTCAAGTCTATTAGGCTCAGTTGTTAGTGTTAGTGCAAACGTAACTGGTGGTAATGTCTTAACAGGTGGGTTAGTATCAGCAACTAGTAACGTAACTGGTGGTAATGTCTTAACAGGTGGGTTAGTATCGGCAACTGGTAACGTAACCGGTGGCAATATCCTAACCGGTGGATTGATTAGTGTTACATCAACCATTACATCAGCAGCCAACATCACCGGTGGCAACGTATTAACTGCTGGGCTGATATCTGCAACAGGCAATGGTATTTTTGGCAACATGAGTATTTCGGGCCCAGGCGGTAATATTACTGGTGCTAATGTAATTTCTAGCACCTCACTCAGTTCTACTGCCAACATCACTGGCGGTAATGTTTTAACTGGTGGTGTAATTTCAGCAACCGGTACAATTACAAGTGCGGCCAACATAATTGGTGGTAATGTGCTAACAGGCGGACTTGTTAGTGCTACTGGTACTGTTACAGGTTCAAGCATACTTGGTTCAGTCGTATCTGCAAGTGCAAACATTACTGGTGGTAATGTATTAACGGCGGGATTGATCAGTGCTACTTCGACTATAACCAGTGCCGCCAATATAACTGGTGGCAATGTGTTAACAAGCGGATTGATATCAGCAACTGGTAACGTAACCGGTGGCAATGTTAACACAGGAACAGTAAGAAACAGTAATGGTGCATTAACAATCAGCACAGGATCTGCAGGTAATATTAATTTAAATCCTGCTGGCAATATTGTATTGGCCAATACATATATCAATAGTGTTGCTTATCCTATTCAAGATCAAGATGCGGCATCAAAGATATATGTTGATAACTTTGCCACAACTGGTATCAGTTATCATCAACCAGTAACTGCCGCTACCACAACAACATTGGCTATCACAACAGGTGGCACAATTACCTATACACAACCCAACGGCGTGGCCAATGGTGTTGGTGCATTATTGACCACAACTGGGTCATTTAACTTAATTGATACAGCCAATGTACAAACAGCAAACACACGTATCTTGGTCAAGAACGAAGCCAATGCAGTAGTCAACGGTGTTTATACCTGGGCCAATGCCACAAATATTGTGCGTTCAACTGACACAGATGAATATGGATCAAACAGCACTGAACAATTAAGTATAAACGACTACTTCTTTGTACAATCAGGTAATGTTAATGCTGGCAGTGCATACCTGGTTAGTGCTCCAGCAGGAACAATTACATTTGGCACTAGCAATATTACATTTAGTCAATTTAGCTCAAGCCAAACATATACTGCAAATACCAATGCTGGTATCAGCTTGGCTGGTACAGTAATTAATGCCAAGGTAGACAACACTACAACTGCATTTGATGGCACAGGCAATATCAGTGTCAAAACTGGTGCGGTTCTTACCACACCTAACATTGGAGCCGCAACAGGTACAAGTTTAAGCACTACTGGCAACGTAACCGGTGGCAATGTCTTAACTAGTGGCGTAATATCAGCAACTGGTACAATTACGTCAGCGGCCAACATCACTGGTGGCAATGTCTTAACTGCTGGGCTGATAAGCTCAACTGGTACTATTACTGGTTCAAGCCATTTAGGTTCGGTTGTATCAGCAAGTGCAAACATTACTGGTGGTAATGTATTAACTGGAGGATTGATTAGTTCTGCTGGCACAGTTACTGGCTCAAGCATATTGGGATCAGTAGTTTCTGTAAGTGCAAACATCACTGGTGGCAATGTATTAACCGGTGGATTAATAAGTTCTACATCAACAATTACTTCAGCGGCCAATATCACCGGCGGCAACTTATTAACTGCTGGGCTGATAAGCTCAACTGGTACTGTAACCGGCTCGAGTTTATTAGGATCGGTTGTAAGTGCTAGTGCCAACATTACTGGTGGTAATGTATTAACTGCTGGGCTGATAAGCTCAACTGGTACTATTACTGGTTCAAGCCATTTAGGTTCGGTTGTATCAGCAAGTGCAAACATTACTGGTGGTAATGTATTAACTGGAGGGCTGATAAGCTCAACTGGTACTGTAACCGGCTCGAGTTTATTAGGATCAGTTGTAAGTGCTAGTGCCAACATTACTGGTGGTAATGTATTAACCGGTGGGGTAATATCAGCAACTGGTAATATATCGGGCTCATATTTTATTGGTAATGGATCTGCACTGACCGGTATCACAGTGGCAGCTGGATCACAAATTATTAACGGCACCAGTAATGTTACAGTGGCAGCAAACTCAAATGTTACCATTGGCGTTGCTGGATCTACTGTGGGGACTTTTGCCAGTACTGGTGAATATGTAACTGGTGTAGTTTCGGCAACTGGTAACATTACTGGTAATTATTTTATTGGTAACGGTTCTCTACTTACTGGTATTACCAGTGGAGGAGTTTCGACTGGTAATTTATTGCCAATGGGAACACCCACAGATGGTAATCTTACTGGAAATACTGTTGCATATCAAGGTTGGACTACCAGCACTTATGTTACTGACGGCCTGGACGATTTAAACCAAGTGGCCTTGAACATTGCTGGCAATACATTTGTGGGCAATACTTATATTACTGCCAACGTAAGTGCAGGGCCTAGCCCATTAAGCGTGTTATTAACCGGACGTTACATTGGTAATCCCAACTCTTACTTGTGGCAATTTGGTGATGGTACCGCCAACGTAGCAACGGCTAATGCCACACATACATTTAGTAACACATTGGGCGGAACATACACTGTGAGTTACACAGCATACAACACCAACGGAACCTATGGTGGAAATGCGGCAAATGGTGCCAAAGGGTCAACTAGTACAGCAACTACCACAATAACATTGTATACACCTACTCCGATACCGTCGTTTACTGCTAACCGAACAAGCCTGGACACACCAGGCGGTGTATTAATAACAAACACAAGTCAATACGCAGAGACTTATTCAATAAATTGGGGTGACGGCACCATAGTGATTCCGGCCAACTCTTGGACCACAGCAAGTCACACTTACACAAATGCATCAGCAAACACAGATGTATTATATGGACTTAATTTGACTGGTAATAGTGCCAATGCAGGTGCAAGTCCAGTAAGTGTAACATCATCCAACACCAACGTTAAAGTTTATTCGTCACAATCCGGCAATGTGTTTGTGACCGCCAACGTTGCTAATGTGATCAATGGTGTTGGAACAATAAGTTTTAGAAACGATTCAAACGGCACACCTGGCAACACAGCTAGTTTTGGTGCTCAACAATTGTACAGTTTCAACTACGGTGACGGAACTATCAGCAACGTTAATGTTCAATCTGGTCTCGCTGGAAACCCTGGTGCCGCAAACGTTACACGTTTGTTTGCATTGAGTGCGGCAAACCAATCAGGCAACAAGTACGAACAGTTTACAGCAAACTTGTCCTTGTATACTGGTTATAGTACCAGTCCGTTCAAGAGTGGTAACATCACAATTACAGTTGAACCACAAACTCGTGCCAATTACATTGGAACCACTGCCAACGTTACCACAGATGCCACTGCCAACACTGGCAACGTCAGAGTGGGCTATCTCTACACTGACTATAATGGTGCCAATCGTTCAACATTCACATTCCAGAACACCAGCGAGAACAGCAATATTGCCAACTGGACATGGGGCGATGCTACATTTAGCAACGGTGTGAGCAATGTAAGCAACGTGCTACATACCTATAACAGCACAGGTGCTTTTACAGTGTCACTACAAGCCAATGGCACGCCAAATGGCATTACAAGTACTGCACAAAGCAATACTTTTAGTACCACAGGTTACATCTTTATTGCTGCCAATCCAACTGCACCAACTGCACTCAGTGGTTTTGCTAATTTGACCATTGCTAATGCCAGCCAAGGAACAAGTCCATTGTTGGCTGCCGGTGCAACAGATGCATCAGGTGGTAATATTCCAGCTAACGGTACAAGCGTCACACGTTTTGCCACAACCACAACTATTGTAACCAGTCCCAATGTTATTAATGCAAACACAGCAACCACCGGTACGTTATTTGCCTATGTAAATAATGCAAATGCAGGTAGTGTAACATTTAGCACCGGTGGTAATGCCGCAACGGCCAGTCCATACGGTGCATTGGTTGTATCGGCCGACAGAGACTTACACATAGCCAATGCCGCGGTGCCTAGTTATTTCTACAAAGTGTTCAGTGCAAACGTAAGTTGTGCATTAAGTAGTTTAAGTACAGGTTACAACAATTACAAAATGGTACATTCAGTATCGGGCAACACTAACTATGTGGGCTTTGTTAAAGATAATTTAAATTCAGCACCAACTCTGGTTACTGGGAATGTGGCCATGGCAGAAGGTACTGCCGGAACTTACAGATACATTTCAGGTATTCCATACTACAACACAGGCTCACCTACAATTACAATTGCTAACTTGCAAGTGGCAAACTTAGCCGGACAAACATATACTAGTACCAATCCGTTTATATTAGATACTGGCACAGTATACGAAGGTTCAGGCGGGCTAGTATCTGCTACTCAAACCAAATCTTTAGCTGGTATTGACAACACAGGCAACAGTATGTTGACTGGCAGCAATGTCAAGGCCAATATTGGTGTTACTGCAAATTACACATTTGGTAATTTAACTGCCAACCTTACTGGAGCCAACAATACAGTAAGTACGTTACAAGCAAATATATTAAACGTTATAGGCACTAGTACTACATCACAATTGCCTACCAAGATACAAATGTATGCTGGTGCAAACTCTGGTGTAAACGAACAGTCAATTACTTGTACACCTACTGCCAATACACAAGCGGCCATACGTATAGTAATGAGCACAACAGGAAACACACCTGTGTTTTCTAACTCAACTAATTTTTACACGGCCAATGCCTGGTCTGGAGCACAAACCATTGCCGGCACGCCAGAGGCTGTGGTACGATATGGTGTGCTTACACAATATGCAGTTGATTTGAGTACTGGCTATTTGCCAGTAGGACCAAACTTGTCAGTCACCGGCAGTCGTACAAGCACACAGTATTTTACTTTTGCATTTGCGAGACCAAGTCTAGCCAACTTTGATATTAGATTAACAACCACAACAGGTGTTGCAGGCGTTTGGCTAGCGGCACCGGGTACTACCATAGACACAGGTGGATTCTCATCACCTACTCCAGGATTTCCAGGACCTACCAGTAGCATCAATGGATGGCTAGAAGGATTCACACAATATGCTGGATCGGGTGTTCCTGGTGCCGCAACCGCAACAGGCGGCAACGGCTCAAACGGATGTGCCTTGACCGGTGCAGATGTGATACCGTTAAATACAGCAATTGCTAATGTAGGTTACACAATGACTTTAGGATCTCAAAACGCCGCCAACAGTACTGGCACTAATATTTTAATTAGAATTGCACTGGCAAGTGGTCAATCTATCACAGCCTTATCAATAGGAGTAGCCGCTTAATGGCCGCCTCGTTTAACGAATCACAAAAGATTGACTACCTTTGGAAAAAGGTCGGCTACGGTGTAACCAAAACAGCTGAGCCTGCTTCCAAAGAAGCCTTTAACGAAAGTATCGCCAGTCCACTGTTGTATCGTGGCGATCTTATTTGGACACAAAGTGGAAGTATACCTTCCTCACCGCCTGCTAGTACCACATCGTTGGTGCAGGTGTACAAGGATGGCGGCGGCAGTTACAGTCCCACAGTACAATGTACAGAAGACTTGACAGCCCCCGACAATCAAACCTGGAAAACAAACTTGACCAACTGGATTCCCACACAGTTTGGCGACAATTATTTGGTACAAGTGTACGCCGGTGCCGCAAACATAAGCACTCCTCAAACCACAGGTACCAAGTTATTTGGTGCGGGTTCTGGCAGTGATGACACATGGTTCTTTGACTATCAGTCTGGTGTTCTAAATTTTAATGGTGCAACCATACCAACTGCCATTGGTACTGGAACAGCCAATACAATTTATATTGTTGGTTATAGATATGTTGGCGAGTTTGGGGTAGACACTACCTTCATCAGCAACGGTACCAGTAATGTAAATGTAGTCAGTTCAAATGCCAACGTTACCATTGGTGTAAACGGCACTGGCAACGTTGCGGTATTTGCCAACACAGGTGCCTATATCACTGGCGTAGCTAGTGCAAGCGGTAATATAACTGGTGGTAATTTGATCACTGTTGGTCAAATTTCCACATCAGGAAATGTTTACGGCAATGCTATATTATCAAATAATTATTATTATGCCAACGGAACACCAGTCCCACTTGGTATTGTTTATACTGCCGCAACAACACCTCCTGCTACACCTAAAATTACAGACCAATGGTACAGTACCACAAGTGATGTACTATACGAATACCTCAATGATGGCACAAGTTCTTACTGGGTAGATTCAAACACTCCAGCATTTGCCAGCGGAGTAGTAGCCAACATAGCAATTTCTGGGACTTTATTACCAGTTGCCAATGTTACCTATGACATTGGATCTAGTAATGTGTATTTTCGAAATACTTACACTCAAAATCTTTATGCCAACAATAGATTAACTGCGGCCAACATGCCACTGGGTGCGGTGGTACAAACAATAATGAGTTCAAGTTTAGGCGGCAGCACAACAAGTAGTACTTCTTATGCTGATGTTGGCTCTGCAACTGTGACAATTACACCATCAAGTTCAACCAGCAAAATTTTAATTATGGCTACTGGTACCACTAGTTTTTCAGCATTGGCAGGAGCGAATATCACTGCTGATACTCAGTTAGTTAGAAGTCCGAGCACTAGTTTACAAATACAAACAGCCGGAACAGCAATAACAGGAGGAGGCATCGGAGCAACTGGTGCAATATCTTACAGTTACATGGATAATCCGGCAACTGCAAGTGCTGTAACTTATAAATTACAACAAAAAGTTTCTAATACCAGCAGTTCACTAACTAGCACAAATATTTGGTTAATAGCCATGGAGATTGCCGCATCATGATAACAGTGTTTCAAGCTATTCAAAGTTTAGTACCCGGAGCAGAAGTCAGTGTGGGAGTATACGATCAAGAAATAGAATGGCATAACCCCTTGGTTGCCCCGGTAACTTTAGAACAAATACAACAAGAACAACAGCGATTAGAAAAAGCATATAACTGGAGCGAATACCAAAGAAATCGTGCCAGCGAGTACCCTAGTGTACAAGAACAATTAGATGCCTTGTATCATGCTGGAGCTTTTCCGCCAGCAATGGCCTCAAGAATTCGTGCCGTAAAAGAAAAATATCCACGTCCTGCAATCGACCAGCCACAATGGGAACAACAGATGCCTGCATCTGTTAGAGTTTCTGCCGCAGTAGAACTAACACTTACACCAAAAATATCCGTGGATCAATGGCTAGCTGAACAGGCAAAAACATCTCGTGAACAGTGGTTAGAACAACAAAAAACACAAACCCAACCACGTCAACTGACACGGGAAGAATGGCTTGCAGAGCAAGCAAACCTAAGAAATTAGTATGAATTTACCAAAAAAAAAATGTTTAGCACAGCATAAGTAGTATATAAGACCACCGGGAGAATGAATTTATGGCCTTTCCAGTATCACCAGTAAACGGGCAAACCACAGTAGTTAACCAGATTACCTACCAATATTCTAGTGCAACCAACAGTTGGACCAGACTTGTAAGTACGGCCAATGTCATTTCAGCCAACACAATTGCGGTAAACGGTGCACTTACTGTGGGAACCACAATCAGCGGTGTGGGCAATATTAGTACCGCCGCATATTTTGTTGGTGATGGTAGATTCCTCACCAACATTAGTGCTAATGCTATAACGGTAAGCAATATTGTTAATGGTACAACTAGTATCAGCATAGGTACCTCGGGTGGCAATGCAAACGTTTCGGTGGGCGGAACATCAAATGTGGTAGTTTGGGCCACAACAGGCGAATATGTAACCGGTGTAGTTAGTGCAAGCGGTAACGTAACCGGTGGCAACGTATTAACTGGTGGATTGGTAAGTGCTACTGGCACCTTAACCGGCTCAAGCGTATTAGGCTCAGTTATAAGTGCTAGTGCCAACATAACCGGTGGTAACGTATTAACAGGTGGATTGGTATCAGCAACTGGTACAGTTACCGGCTCAAGTTTACTTGGTTCAGTGGTATCAGCTAGTGCCAACATAACCGGTGGTAATGTATTAACAGGTGGATTAATTAGTGCTACATCGACTATAACCAGTGCGGCCAACATAACCGGTGGTAATGTATTAACCGGTGGATTAATAAGTGCTACATCAACAATTACTTCAGCAGCCAACATCACTGGTGGCAACCTCTTAACCGGTGGACTTGTTAGTTCCGCTGGTACTGTAACCGGCTCAAGCATACTAGGATCGGTTGTATCGGCCAGTGCCAACGTAACTGGTGGTAATGTATTAACCGGTGGATTGATCAGTTCAACTGGTACTGTTACTGGTTCAAGCATATTAGGATCGGTTGTATCGGTAAGTGCAAACGTAACTGGTGGAAATGTATTGACTGGTGGATTGTTATCTGCAACCAGCACCATAACATCGGCTGCTAATATTACAGGCGGTAATCTACTTACAGCAGGACTGATATCTGCTACTGGCAACATTACTGGTAATTATATTTTAGGTAACGGTGCTTTCTTAACTGGCGTTATCACAAGTGTGGCCAACATCAATAATGGCACATCAAATGTAGCCATTGCTTCGGCCAATGCCAACGTGACTGTAAGCGTTAACGGAACATCAAACGTAGCTGTATTTGCCACAACAGGCGAATATGTAACCGGTGTAGTTAGTGCAAGCGGTAACGTAACCGGTGGTAATATCTTAACAGGCGGACTTGTCAGCTCAACTGGAACTGTAACCGGCTCAAGTGTATTGGGCTCGGTGGTATCAGCAAGTGCTAACGTAACCGGTGGCAACGTATTAACAGGCGGATTGGTATCCGCAACTGGTACCATAACTGGTTCAAGCATATTAGGATCAGTAGTATCAGCAAGTGCAAACATTACTGGTGGCAACTTATTAACCGGTGGATTGATCAGTGCTACTTCAACTATAACCAGTGCTGCCAATATAACAGGTGGTAATGTCTTAACCGGTGGTTTGATTAGTTCTGCTGGCACCGTAACCGGTTCAAGCATATTGGGATCAGTTGTATCAGCTAGTGCTAACATCACTGGTGGTAACATCTTAACTGGTGGACTGATTAG